TGTCCCCAGCATGAAAGATCGGCAGATACCATGGCGTTACACCTTTTTTAACCCTCTCACCGTAACGCTTAATGATGGAGAGCTTGGACTGTTCCTTGGCAAACCTGAATATAAGATATCAACAAACAAATTCGTAGATAAGTTCCAGAATGGAGAACTTCCTACAGACGTGCTAGAAGCATTACCTCCAGCGGTAAAAGACATGATACAGTCTGGTGCAAAGCATATCCCACTTGATCCAAGTCGAGTACGAGTTTTCCACTATAAGAAGGATGACTGGAAGCAGTGGGCAGCACCCATGATTTATGCTATCTTAGATGACATCGTAATGCTGGAGAAAATGAGATTAGCTGATATGTCTGCATTAGACGGTGCTATATCAAATATTAGACTATGGACATTAGGTAGTCTAGATCATAAAATATTACCTAATAAAGCAGCCATTAATAAGTTACGTGATATCTTAGCTAGTAACTCTGGTGGCGGAACCATGGAACTCGTTTGGGGTCCAGAGTTGAGTTTTCAAGAGTCCAGCAGTGACGTCTACAAGTTCTTGGGTTCAGAAAAATACTCTGCTGTCTTGAACAGTATCTACGCAGGACTTGGGGTACCACCAACGCTTACTGGAATGGCTAGTAATGGCGGTGGCTTTACAAACAATTTCATCTCCCTCAAGACCTTAGTGGAGCGACTACAGTATGGTCGCAATATGCTAGTCAAGTTCTGGGAGCAGGAATTTGAGATGGTTCGTCAAGCCATGGGCTTTCGACATCGACCTCATATTCATTTTGATACAATGTCTCTCTCCGATGATGACGCACAGAAACAACTGCTGATTCAACTCGCTGACCGAGATATCATCTCCCATGAGACTCTTCTTGAGCGATTTGGAGAAACCCCAGAGATTGAAGAGATTCGTGTTAAACATGAGGAGAAAGAACGAGTGGCAGATAAAACCCCTCCACGTGCTAGTCCATATCATAATGCTAATCATATGCAGGAATTGGAGAAGATAGCATTGCAGGGTGGTAAAGTGGTGACTAGCGACGTAGGCATAAAGTCTACTGTTCCTAATGCACGACAAATGCCACCAGCAGCAGCACCTAAAGCTGCACCGGGATCAGACCCAAATCAGCAGGCAAAAAAGCCAGCTAATCCTAATGGTCGTCCAAAGCTCCAGAGAGACACAAAACCTCGTAAAGAAAGGGTTGCAAAACCCAAGACTAAGCCGGGTGTTGCAGAACTCATTATGTGGTCAGAAGCCGCTTGGAATGATACCTCAGAGATAATGGGTAAAGTATTTCTGGCTACAAAATCTAAAAAGAATCTTCGTCAGCTAACCAGAGTGGAAGCTAAGCAGTTAGAGCAATTAAAACTAGACGTGTTTACTAACTTGGATATATTGAGCGAAGTTGACGACAAAGCTGTAGCTAATATCCTTAATAATCAACAAAAAACACCTATAAGTTTTAAGAATATGCTAGAAGCCAAGAGTATATCACCAAGTACCATGTCAGTAGACAACTATCGACGAGGCGTAATTGGTCTTTATATCGAAGAAAAATTGGCCTAATTAACACTCTCTAATACGAATAGTGTATTTATTTATGAGAGGTAATTAAACTGTATGAATGTATATAAACAAGAAATTTTAGACGGTGTTGGAGAAGCTGTTAAAGCAACTGCTTCTGTGGCTTACTGTACGCAAGCATCCGTAACTACGCACGAGGGAACATCGGCTATAATCGACAAGATTGTCGCAGCTAATGCTAACCCAAAACAAGTAGACTTGTATTATATTAAATCAGTTTTAGTCTCAACTGGATGGAATAAGAATGACGACGTTTTTGGCCCAGACATTACATTTGCAGCTAGAAACTCTCCAGAAGACAAACAATTCAACTTCATGCACAATGAAAATGATATTATCGGTCATATTACTGGTAGTTACGTTGTTGATCACGAGGGTAATAAAGTAGACTCAGACGAGGCTCCCCAACAATTCGACATCATCACAGAGGCGGTACTCTATAATAGTTGGACTAATCCTGAAAACAGGGAACGCATGTCTAACATAATCGCCGAAATCGAACAAGGAAAGTGGTTTGTTTCAATGGAATGCCTTTTTGCTGGATTTGATTACGCTGTAATCTCTCCAGAAGGAAAGCATACTACCGTCGCCAGAAACGAAGAGTCTGCTTTCTTGACTAAGCACTTACGTGCTTACGGCGGTACTGGTGAGTACGAAAAGTATAAAGTAGGACGATCTTTGCGAGATATTTCATTCTCCGGCAAGGGACTGGTTAATAAACCAGCTAATCCAAGAAGTTATATTATTGACTCATCAGATGAGCAGATCAGAGACGACCACAATGATCATAGTCTATCATACCCAGAAGGAGATATGAAAATGTCCGACGAACTAAAAGAAGTAGCAGAAGAGCTTGTTGTAGCTTCAGAAGCCGTTGCGGCTGAAGAAACTGTAGCAGTTCAACCTGATGCACCTGCACCAAAACCTGCACCTAAAAAAGAAAAGAAGCCTGCACCAAAGCCAGAAGTTGAAGAGGAAGTCAAAGATGATTCCGAAGCAACTGAAGAGGTAGCTGTAGAGGCTCCAGTAGAACCAGAAGCAACAGATGAAGTTGTTGCTGACGCAGTTGTTGCCGATTGCTGTGAGTCAAAAGACTGCACATGCGACGAAACAAAAGCAGAAGACGAAACGGTTGTTGCTTTAGAAGCTAAAGTTGCCGAACTAACCGAAGCACTGGAAGCTGCAAAGCTTACAATCGCTGGTTATGTTGAAGCAGCAGAAGCCGCCGAAGCAGCAGCAAAGATGGAAGAAAAGAAAGCTGCACTTGCTGAAGCAGGAGTAGAAGGCGAAGAAGCAGAAGCTCTCCTCGCTCTTTCCATCGAAGACGAAATCTTTGCAACTATCCTCGCCGCGTTCGCTGCGAAAAAGGTAGAAGTAAAGGAAGAAGAGACGGTAGAAGTTAAGGCAGATGAGAGCCTAGTTTCTGAATCATCCGATGACACCGAGACTGAAGCTGTTGCAGCTGATGCCGAAGAAGTGTCAGAAGAACTTTTTGAGGAAGTTTCTTCAACAGAGGCAACTCTGATTGACGCTTCTGAAGATCAGAGCGAACTCGAAAACGCCCGTGCAGCTGTCTCGGATTGGTTGACCAATAATGTACTTTCAAAGTAATTTCTTAAACAGGAGATTTTAACATGGCTCTTAAATCAGATCGCTACGAGCTACAGACCGATATCAGCTTCTTCTATAACGAAGGTGTTGCTACTCGCGGTGGTGTAGTTGTTCATGACACTGTTGGAACTGGTGCCGCTATGGATCAAGGTGTTAACCTTGTGAAGTATAGCGTCGCTGGCGGTGTCCCAGTAGGTATCCTACTGAATGATGTTGTCGATAAGGACTTAACTCGCACTCACCTAAACGTCTACAAGGACGAAGTTCAAAAGGGTGGTAAGGTCACAGTTCTTCGCAAAGGTTGGGTCGTCACGAATGCCGTTGACGGTGCCCCAGTCGCAGGTTCGGGTGCTTACGTTAGCACAACTGTTGCAGGAAACATCACTGATGCTTCTGATCAAGGTGCCAAGATTGGTACTTTTGTTAGTGGTGTTGATGCTGATGGTTATTGCAAAGTCGAAGTCAACTTACCATAATTTAGAAAGCAAAAGGAGATATTAATTATGTCACTTGAAACTCGTCCTAGCGATGAAATCATCAATTTGCTTCGTCAATCCGGCGATGCCGATGCATCCATTGCTATTCCCGCACAGCGTGAATTCGCTGCTGCTCTAGAAAGCCCACTTCGTAAGGGTGTTCTAGTCGGTAACATTCTCGGAAACATTTTCGAGACAATTCAAATGGAACCCGGTGCTACACCAGAATTTCCACTTGATCTTATTAGCCCCGGCTTGGAAGGCGAACATGTCGCTTATACCAATCCCGGTCACGGTCGCATACCAGAGCGAGCCGTCGAAGGTGATTACGTAATGATCCCAACTTATTCAATCGCATCTTCGGTTGACTACCTTCTCCGTTTCGCAAGAGACGCACGATGGGACGTCGTTTCCCGTGCCATGCAAGTCATGGAAGCTGGATTCACGAAGAAGATGAATGATGATGGTTGGCACACAATCCTCGCCGCTGGCGTTGATCGTAACATCCTCGTTTATGACGCCGATGCTGCTGCTGGCTCATTCAGCAAACGACTCGTTAGCCTCATGCAGGTTGTAATGCGTCGTAATTCTGGCGGAAACAGTGCTTCTAGTAGCCGTGGTCGTCTCACTGACCTCTACGTATCTCCAGAAGCTCTTGAAGACATTCGCAATTGGGGCGAAACCGAAGTTGACGAAGTAACTCGTCGTGAGATTTACACAAGCACGGATGGTGGCTCAGCTATCACTCGTATCTTTGGTGTTAATCTTCATGATCTTGATGAGCTTGGTGAAGGCCAAGAGTATCAGAATTTCTTCGCCAATGATCTTGGTGGCTCTTTGGCAACCGATAAAACTGAGCTTGTTGTTGGTCTTGACCAGTCAACGAACGACAGTTTCGTCATGCCAGTACGTGAAGACCTTCGCGTCTATGAAGACCCAGCACTCCATCGTCAGCAACGAGCTGGCTTCTATGGATGGGCAGAGCTTGGCTTTGGCGTTCTAGACAATCGACGAGTGATCCTTGGCTCATTCTAAGACTGTTTAACAGCTTTAGCAACTATACATTAGGCCACCCTCAGAAATGGGGGTGGTCTTTTGTTTTGTATTTTTGGGCAAATATACCTTTCTGGGGACCAATCAGGCAGAATGGTGTATAATTAACTGTAGACTATACCCCCGCACTGGTACATGTCTGCCAGTATATAGTTAACCGGAATTAAATGGAGACATCAAATGACCGCTTTTTCAGATTATCTTGAGGCACAACTTCTCAATCACATCTTTCGAACAGCTAGCTTTCAAAAGCCAGCAAATGTGTCAGTAGTTCTCACTGGAGACGTATCCAAAGATAACGACACAGGAGCTACTCTTCCAGAAATACCCTCTGGAATCGACAATGGAGGCATAATGACGACCACTGGTTACTCCAGATTGACTCTTGGAAACCCATCCGTAGACGGTGCAAATGTTTGGAGTGATGTTGGTCAAGACAATATATCCGCATTCGTCGTTGAAAGCCAAGAAGTCGGACACAGCGGATACTTTTATCCACTCTATCTAGACTCAGCATCAGCTATCGCACAAGACACTGGAAACCCACAGACGGCTATTGAATTTGGTTTTGACGACACGCACCCCGGAGTCGTCTTTCATGGACCTTCTAATGTAGTAGCATCAGGAAGTGCCACCAACGAGACCAATTACGAAATGTATGATGGAAATGGCTTCATTAAGAACAGTGACCAATTAATTTTTGGAACAGCATTATCCGACTGGGGATGGGTCTCAGGCATTGCGTTTGTTGACTCCAATGTCCAAGGTCAAGGAAATATGTTGATGTATTCAGAGCTAACTAATCCTAGGTATGTGTACACTGGAGATAATATCAAGTTCGACTCTAAGTCGCTCGAAATAAGCATTTCTTAATTTGTTATCAATGGAGGCCACATAATGAAGCAGACCAAGGCTAATCTGATAGCAAACATAACGCAAGATATATCAGACAACGCAACACAAGAGATTACCCCTAAAGACGTAAGACAGAATTTACTTGATATTGTAGACTCTGTTGGTAATCTATTATTTACTGAGGAGATTGTATCAACTAATTTTTCTACACCAGCGACACGAACCACTATTGCGGGGGAAGAAGTGTTGTCCAAGCTGGGACAAGAGAGTTATGTAAGCGTTGATAATTCTGCCTTTGGTTACGCTGCACTTAAGCAAAACTTTGCTGGAGAGCGTAACACCGCTCTTGGTGCCTATGCTTTGAGTTGTAATGTCTACGGAACAGATAATGTTGGCGTAGGATATAGTTCATTAGCCGGTAATAGTAATGGTGTAGCTAATGTAGGTATTGGCGAATACACATTATATTATAATAAGTTAGGTAATATGAATGTAGCCATTGGTCATGGTGCAGGTTATTATGCTGACAGAGAAGACAGTAACAAACTATATATCGCGGTTCATCCAGTCACCGAACAATATGTCTGTGATAATCCAGAAGGCGTTGGACTTGCCCCTCTCGTTTATGGCGATTTTGAGCTTGGTAAATTTGGAATCAACGTTAATGATTTTCATCCCTATGGAACAGTTCAAGTCAGTGGTGCAATATCACCATCTCTGGATGAATCATTTGACCTTGGACACGAAAATTATTCTTTTAACACGGCACACGCAAGAGCTATTTCTTTTTCTACTGGTATTTCTAATACTTATGATCCAATAACAAATTCTGTACTTATCAGTGGCGTTCAGACACACAGTGGTGATATCAAGCCATCAACAAGCAACGTATATTCATTAGGTAGTCCATCTAATAATTGGAGAAATACACATACGTATAATTTAACTGTTAATGGTACGGCTACTATAAATGAACTTAACACAGTAACATCATGTCTATATGAATGTAAGACGTTGTATCTAGCAACTAGCGGTGTGTGTGATGGCGAAGTAGCCCCGTGTGGATATTTGAACGAAGCAGAGCTTATTGGTGCTGGTTTAGTAATTCCGTCTAGCGGTGACTCAGGCTTAAATAACTTTAAGTGGACTATAACGTCTAGTGGTATAAATACACAGAGTATAGTACCTACACCGGGAACGCCAGAAGATGATGCATATTGGACTTCCAATAATAACGTTTTGCTATCTGGAGTTCATTCACACATAAAAGCCGCAAAGTATCTTAGTCAAGATGATGGTTCAGCTGCTTTTGGTGGACTGATTGATAATGCGGGCAATGGCTTTGGCGGAATGAATGTTGTAGAAGACGCAACATATCAAAGACTTGTATTCACTACAAATGATGGATTCGATGGCTCTAGCTTCAAAAGCCTAGATAGTGCAGGCGATGGAGAATTTGGATCATTTTACTCTACGTACACTTTCAGCATAAATAGTACAGCTGAAGACACCAATCTACAAAGCATTAACGCGAGAAGATTTACAGTAAATACTCCAGATAATGATGTTCCAGTATCTATCAATCTAAATCATGGAGTAGCACATAAGCGTGGAGTAGAACTGTACTCCACATCTAGCGGAACACTCCCCGGATTTTTCATTACTACTTATGATGGAAACGCTAACAACTATTCCATAAACACAGTATCAGTTATGCAAGACGACGTAACAGGTGGTGTGCTTGGGGTTAGTAATTTTCCTAATCAGGAACTACAGAAGTATGCAGAAACTATTATCAATGCACGATCTACCTCAGATGCTTCTATAAGAGTAACCGCTGAGAATGCTGGTAACGTATCGGCAGCACTTGAGCTATGCGGAGAATTAAACTGCCTACAAGATGCTGGCGAGATAGCTTACAATAAAACTAGTGGCGTTATGGTAATGTCTACATACTCCGATTCGGGTAGAGTAGATCACGTTACGCTAAAACATACTTCCGGCGGATCGTCACTTGGCATCTACAATGACGCTCCAGCAATGAATTCCATGGTCAATATTGGAAACGCAAGTAGAAACACTGGATTGGCATTCAGTAATTTCCCATCTGGATATATGCCATCCACTACAGCTGGGTTTACAACACTTATAGCTAGAGATGTAGACTCATTCACTCAATCTTCAGAACTAATTTATGTAGACACATCCGGTAATGCATTCCCACTATCATTAGTTACTGATAATTCTTCCGCACTGTTTGGAGATGGCACGAATCTATTCGGTGGATCAGGATGTCCAGCGGACAGATCGAACGTTGTGCCATCAAGCGGAAATACTGGATATGGTGCAGAAGCACTATCTAGCATAACAAGTGCGGCACCAGTAAGTATTCTCAACACAGCCGTTGGGTATAGAGCTGGATATGGACTTACCCACTCCACTGGAAATATAGTTGTTGGATCAGACTCTATCTTGCCATCAGTATCTGGAATACATAGAAATGTAGTCGTAGGCAACAATGTTGTAGCATCTGGTAGTGACAATCTTATCTTAGGAAATGATGCTGAAGCTATAACAAATGGAAGCATATTAATCGGCAGAAACTTAAACGCTACAACTTTACCTGACTCCACTTTCTTAGTTGGTGCTGACGATAACATCTTACTTAGCGGAGTCCTGAATCAGCCCAGCAATCTATTGTTATCTATGCCTGACAATGGCTCATTCAGACTATATGGTGCGAATAATCTTGAATCTACTACTATTGCAAGCCACGCCGTAAACGTTGTCGGAAGCGGAACTAGATATGGTGAAACACCATTTACTATTAATTTTACTGGTGAAGATGGTGCATTAAGCAACGATTTAGTAACGTTAGATCACTCAGCTTATTATACAATGAATAACGCTGAGACTTATGCGACTACTAATCCACGTAGACCATTCATGCATATTGATGGAGACCTTCAGGTCAGGGGTGCATTAAGATTAGCTGATGGCACCTCACTGGAAAGTGCCGGTGCAGTGAATGATATTGAAGCTCTTATACAAGCTCTTCAAGATCAAATAGATGTACAGACAATAGAAGGAACTATGATTCAGGATGTAGACTCTCCACCCAATAGATTTATACCCACTCAGGGGCTGATAACACTTTTAGACGGGACGACAGAAACCATTGTAAATAGAGACGTCTACCTGAGGTTAGAAGAAGGTGATTATGTCATAGCCAATAGAGTTATGGGGCCATCGAATGCTTATGAATATCGACCAGTTTGGGTAAGCAATGAAAATACAACATGTGGATGCTCTCGACCAACAACAACGTAAATTGGTGGGTACTATATAACAAATAATAAATTCAAGTGGAGATTAGGATGAAAAAGGGAGTTCCAAGTAGATGCGATCCTCCAAGTAGAAGCCCTCTACTCGACGGTTGGACAGAGCCACAACAAGAAGCAACAACGACTACGGAATCTCCAATAGTGCATGATGACGGTATAGTCATACCTTCTAGTGGGCTACTATGTGGAGAAGTAACCACAACGATCCCGCCAGACGTAGACGAACGTGCGTGTCAGGTATATACCATTAATGCTCTCGATAACACTAGAGACGCAGTAATTGAAATCATCGATTGCATACTGAAGCAAACGGAGACGTATACGCTTCCACCAAACACATGCCTATTTCTATATAGCCTGTTGCAGCCACTAGTTATTGATCCGGGTTTTGGATCAACAGACCAAGTTGGCGGTGGCAGTGGCGACGGTAGCGACGGTAGTGACGATAGCGACGGTAGCAGTGATGGTGACGATGACGGCGACGATGATGACACATACGAAAACGAGAATGGATCAGTAGCAGAAGACACTGATGGCGATGGAATCCCAGATGTTGGAGTGGTAATCGACGCACCGCTTGATTGCACGGTCCTAATTCCCCTTCCATCACAACCTTCAGACGGTGGAGATACAGACGATGGTGGTGACGGTGGCGATAGTGGCGACACAACAGCTTCAGATGCTGGAACTAACGGTGGAGTCACTGGTCAGCCCGGTCCTAGCGGCACAGTAGAAGGAATAGTCTACGAGGGGCCAGAGGCATCAGGACTATCTTGCGGAGGTGGTAATTATGATCCAACCATACAACTTGTCACTAGCGGCAATTGGCTTAGAGTGGCTTCAGTTGGCTATGGTACAACGCAAGACGCTCCAGTGTACTTAGAGGATGGTACTCAGGCACCGTATACGTATAAACCTAATGCCGCGTTTATTTACGAGAGAGATATTGACGCTAGACTAGTATATTCAACATATATTAGTGATAAAGAAATACCTACTATATACGATGGTGAGAATAATTATACATATCAAAAACATAGAGAATTCGCATTTCAGACACCAAAACAGCTTGGGACGCAAATAACTATAGCGGCTGACTCTCCAAACGAACTAGTTCTTGTCATGGATAACTATAAGAACAGGAACGTTAGAGGAAATCCCGGCTATCTTGTTGTAGAAGCCACATCTCCTACAGAAAGCGGATTGAGTACCCCTTACTACACATTCATACTGTCTAATGGATATACCTTTGGAGACAGGGATGTTTCTTATAACTCAAGTGGAATTGTTGTTCAGGGAACTCCAGACTCTATAGAAAATCCAGACAAGAGAACTTTTAGGTATGCTCTTAATGGTTTAGACTTTCGATATGGTAATTTTAGGACGCTAAATAAAGCACTGCCAAGAACTAAAGCCACTGTGATAGACGGTGGAGATATTTTCTCCCCAGAGTTCTTCAGTTGGAATGTTAATTCTGGAGTTACATCTGGATACGGATGGGACAGTGGAACATATAGAGTTCTAAATCAAAGTAACTGGATATCAGAAACGCACACTGTATATGAACATAAGCTTATACCAGTAGAAATAGATAAGAATTCATACACCGTTGAGAATAACGATTTAATAGCTAGCGAAGATGGGTGGTTTCCAAGAGACACTTCTGATTCCGAAGATGGTGACAGACTAGAATTCAATAACGGAGTACTAGTAGGTTTAGAGTCCATAGGCGTAGACATTGACAATATCTTCTTAGAGGTTGTGACTGCAACGTCCTACACATCAAACCCGCAAGGAGTTCGTCCAGACGGCACAAATATGATACGTGGAAGCGGACCTTCAGATATCAGGGCATTCCCACGGCATCTGTCCACGCAGCAGACCAAGAGGGGCTTGTTCTCCTTTGGCCCCAGCGGAAACTTCTTTGACTTATTGAGATATGACAACGCTAGTATTCTTAAGTCTCAACCTAGCTCTAACTACAAGTATTATAGATATGAGATACACGCAGAAGCATCTGCTGTACCATGTTTCACCTCAGAGTGTGGTGACACACTAAGCCTTGAGCAGGAAGTAGTTTTAAATTACTGGAATACAGACTTAAGCACCATTGATATAGTTTATCCAAGTGGTAGCTTTATAGCAGAATTAGCCACGGCTTCAAATAGTTGTGCTCCATGCTCAGACGTTCTTGATTGCTGTGACCCATTCGCAGTTAGTAAGAAATCAGCATACGATAACTACCAAAGCTTTGTAGTGCAGGGTAGTGGATATATTCCAATTAATTTCTATCCATGTACAATATCTGACAAGATTGCAACCATGCGAGCAGTAACTGCTAACAATCCAGCACCGGGGCTAGGCGATGACAATGTTGCGGTTACTACTACAACGGAGGAGCCAGTACTAACCGATCCGCCAGCCCTGTCTCTGTCCGGTGGACTCTGGGGCGTGGTTAATTGTGTGTCTAAATTTGAATCATCATACGATGCAACGTATGGCACCTGCGGCAGCTTGGACGATGGAGGAAGATTTGTTTATAGCACTAGAGTAGCCGCTCAAGGTGGCGGTAACACATGGGACTATACGATGGTAATATTCTTTTTGGGTCTATGGTCTATACTAGAATTTCCTGACTGTCTAGTACTCGGCAACTACACGGTTCTTTCAACTACAACGGATGTGAATCCAGACAATCCTAATGTTCCGCCAAGCTCTGCTACTTGGACGAATACCTATCAAGTCGAGTTTAATCCCGAGGCGTGTTGATGAATACCGTATATAGAACAAATGACACCCTGCACGAACGATACATAACAGTGAGCAAGGAACACTTTTATGAAAGATATAACGACAGAGGATACACACTAGAAGAAGTTGAAGCGTGTATAGTATCCAAGGATCAAGACCTATGGACAATTGATACGATTCATGAAAGCTACCCAGCTGTTGATAGAACCGCTAATTATTATCGCCCAACGGAAGACATATCAGAAGGTGCAGGAACAGAATTAAAAAAATTACTAAGCAAAATCGGAATTACTTCTAGTCCAAACTGTAAGTGTAATATGTATGCGGCACACATGAATAACATGGGAATAGAATGGTGCTCCAGTAATGTGACGGAAATTGTTTCTTGGCTTGGATCAGAAGCGTCGAAGAGGGGACTACCATTTTCAAAGTTTCTCGGTAAGCAAATAGTTAAGTTAGCCATAAGAAGAGCAAACAAAAAGAATTTAAAATGAGAATATCAACATACGATCTAATCAATAACTCTTCTGGATGGGGCTACATCGACGACCCATACATAACCAATGATATATACATCAGGGGCGACACATCTATTGAGTGGACCGTTGTCGGTACTGGCAAGTTCGCCATCAATCTTTCAGATATGATGCAGCAAGTATTCGAAGGCAACACTGCATACCATGCCATATCAGTATACGTAAACGGCATCCTGCAAAGAACTGACGACTCCATACTGGAAAAGACTACTGATTTTGGCCTTACATTAGACTTAACCGATAATAACTCAGTAATAGAACTAGTATTTAACTCTAATCTAAATAAGACTGGTAATCTAACGTATATTAAAAAATTATCATCATTCTTACTAGTAAATTCGCCGGAAGAAACTACGACAACTACAATTTCTCCAGATACAACAATAGTATTTGAAGATGAAGACTCAATCAAGGCTAATGGTATTCGGATAGCTAGCGTTGACTTCGATAATGTATGTGGTCCGTACACCGTAACTCTTATTCCTGACACGGGAGAATTTCACCTAGTAGATGGTGGCAGCGAGGTATGGTTTACTGGAGACAGGTCTATCGAAGTATCATACTCAATCACAGTACAAGCTCGTGACATTATAGGCTCTGTTATCAACTCAAAGACTCTTAATTTCTCGATACAGGACTGCCACTCTTCAGGGGAGTGCGAGGTAGCAGAAGGTGGAGGCGGCAATGGCGGCAGCAGTGGCGGCAGCGGTAGCGGCAGCGGTAGCGGCAGCGGTAGTGGAGCACTAGAAGAAGATGATCCAGATGCAACTCTTAGCGTTCCTACTAATCTATCAGTAACGATAGAATCTGCTGGAACATTAAACGCTCAGTCCTCTGAAATATTTGCCAGAGCTAACTTTAGTTGGTCAGGGGACGCTGATGGCTTTGACTTTCAGGTGTCCAGAGGTAATCTTTTTAATATCCTTGAATTGTTTCACTACGGCCTAATAGAAAATTCAGTTGAGGGCAACTTACCAATAAATTCATTATTTTTCTTCAGGGTCAGATCAAGGTCAGCTACATCCTCGGCATACAGCGAGTGGAGCACAGTATCAATGATTCAAACAGAATGGCTAGGCGATTCCAGTGGCGTGCTCCCTCCCTTGGAAACTCCAGAATATCTTGAGAATATATGTCCAGATGGAATACCTCCAAGCGGACCATCAGAACCACCAACTGAAGAACCTCCAAGTCCAAGTCCAGACCCAGACTCAACACCCGGAACACCAACGTCTCCGAATGGACCGGGTGGATGTATCGGTAGCGGTTGTGGAGGCGGAGATGATGACGGCGACGGCGATGGCGACGGCGATAGCGGCGGCGGCCCTTCTTATCCCAATCCACTCCCTCCAACTTCCGATCCGGGGTCTCCGGGCTGTGTTGGTCCGGGCTGTAGCGGAGGCGGCGGAGGAGGCGGAGGCGGCAACCCCGGTGGACCCGGTGGACCCGGAGGTGAAGACCCAAACAATCCAGAGAAACCACCGGTACAACCACCGCCGAAAGTCCCAACGTGCTTTGACGGTGAGGTGCATACTTCATTCGTTCTCTTTTCAAATCTTGGAGATGGTCCAGTAGATGTCTTAGTGAGATGGGACGCAAGAGCTGCCGGATGTGATGACTACCTAGACTCTATAGGTGCTGAAGACTTCGAAACAATTACTAAGACAAGTGTAGGAGCTGGAGGCGTTGCAAACATAGACCTTAAATTTGCCTGCCCAGAATGCGTAGAGCTATGCGTTACTGGTGACGATGTTCCATTTAAGTATGAGATATGGACAGCTACTATTAATGATCAGGGACAGCCAGAAAATCCCACGATAGCAAAACAAACGATGGAGATAAGCAAGCCAAGCTGTGGATGCGATGGCTTATCTATAACAGATATATTTCCAGAAGAAAGCAACAATGTTGGAGGTGTTTTATCTAGCCTTGGTATTGGTGCAGTCGTAGTAAACCAAGGCAGTACTCAGTTTGCACTGCATAGAGAACCAGCTGGTAACGAAGGATGCTTCCAGTTTACAGAGGAGCAGTCTGAAGGCACCAATGGACAAAGAAGAACCAAGTTAGCTTGCTATGCCTGTGATGGAAGAAGTTTTATAGATGTTACTAGCAGCATAATAGCCTGCGAGGTAGCATTTTTTGAAAGATATAAGTCCACTAATAACCTTCACTTAGTTAGCTTTCAGAATCACTGGAACATGACAAAGTATACAAACGAATGGGCTAAAAAGGGATGGCCTGATACTACAATAGATGCATGGCTCATAAATGGAAGTCCAGTTCGAACTGGGTGGAGCAACGATAATACAATATGTGTAACCTGCTGCGAAGTAGGAGAGACAGCTACTGGCAATCCAACACTAGGCACTGCTGTAGCTGGAGACTCCAGCATTAGTGCTCAAAGCCCAACGTATCCATACAATAATATTGGGTGTGTAGCCGGATCAATCGTGGACCCTAATTTTAGTGGGCACACTGGAGCCTCTGGTCCCGACGATGACAATCGAACCGCAATAAGCCCATGTCGAGCACCCACAGCGATAGCAACTGTTTCGGATGGCTTAGGGTCAGTAGCCAGTAACTTAACAACTTCCGAGGCTTTTCTTGGGTTTGCCTCGTTGACGACCCAACAACAGGTTGACGATATACAGGCCGCCCAAGCACTTTGCAACAATACCGGTTGCATTATAGCGACCAGCAATGACTACTCATATCTGAAAACATACACTAACGTAGATCAGGCATGTCAGCAGGGCGTTAGTGATAATGATCTGGCTATATATAGATTAACTAGTGGAGGTATCTCTATAGAGATAGAGAATAGGCAGATAGGCGGTGGAGGCTGTGAGACTGCGTTGGATAGGTACTATGCATGTGGGCTATCAGACATTGGACCATGGCCCGGAACAACAGTATCTCGAGGAGCTGGAGACAGTGACGTTTGGGGCGAGAGTAGCTTCGTTTGGACTAGAGAGACGATTGCAGGTGACAGTCGTAGAGTCGGAGCTTCTAGATACACAATAACTGTTCAGCAGACTGCATACGAGAGCGGTGGCGGCTCCCCAAATCCACTACCATAATATTAGTAAGGAGTATAAACATATGAAGATATACGATAGATATATAAAATGTACAATTAATGATCTCAGCAATAGAGCTAGAGAGAGAGGACATGATCTATATAAAGCTAGAGAGTGCATAACTGAAAGTGATAACTCTGGCTATAACATAACGGTAGACACTCATCATTCGTCATATCCATCTGTAAGCAAGCTCCCAGCAGGATCACCTGATGTTAAAAAGCTACCAACTGGAGCAGGAACTGAGCTTAAAAAACTATTAAAGCTAGTAGGTATAACAGCAAGTCCCAACTGTAGCTGCAACGCTCGGGCTAGGACAATGGATCATAACGGAATTTCGTGGTGCAAAAATAATCAAGAACTTATCGTTTCTTGGTTAAAAGAAGAGGCTTCCAAGAGACATTTGCCATTTGCAAATTTTATAGGCAAAAAGATAGTAAAAATGGCAATATCTAGAGCAGAAAAAAAAGAAAACTTGTCGAATGAGTGAAAAACTCAAAAGTGGGTATAATCTAATAGAATTCTACAAACATAGGAAAACACATGGCTAGATGCGAATGCGGTGCATTATATGTTCCTTCTGGTAAAAATACAAAAATCACCTTTAAGCAAGGGGGATCAAGCACATACATGTACCTAGAGCATGATACTGACGTTTTAGTGCTCAACGAAGACAAGTTAGTCTCATATGGAAATGTTCCTGTTTCAGCCGCTATTATGCCAGATTCAATCTCTGTGTCATTCGATAACACTGAGAATCTAAAAACTACTGGAATGATGAAACTTCTTATCAGGAAAGACCATGTAAAGATAGTAGAGAAATATTTTGGAACACGAAATCAAGAGTGGACACTACCACTAGTAGATAACCTTCCAACGATTACTGCTTCTTGTTCTGACATCCTCAATGATGTAGATGTTTCTGACTCAAAAATACATGTAGAGATTATCAGCGTGTGCGATCTATCTCCGGGCGACTGCTGCGGAAATACAGTTGATATTACATTCAGGAACATAGTACATTCTATATGCACCGAAGAGGCAGTTGTTGTACAGCCAACTGGAACGATTTGGAGATACACTCCCAACGGAACTAATTGCATACAAGACGTAAATGGTATTTACGCATCATACCCAGATTGCTATGATTCTATTCAGCAGAATATTCCGTTTGTTACGAGTACCACTTGTGATCCAAGCGACGAGAACTGTACAACAGAAGCACCTCCAACTACTACTACTACTCCAGCACCAACTACCACTTGTGATCCAAGCGACGAGAACTGTACAACAGAAGCACCAGCACCTACCACTCCCGCACCTACTACCCCAGCACCTACTACTCCCGCACCAACAACAACTACAACAACTACAACAACTACAACAACAACGGACGAACCACCCCCATTTGTTCCTAATGAAGATGATATAGTATTGTCTTCCGCACCCGCAGGTAATGGATGTTACACACGAGCAGGGTTAGAAAATGGAAAATATCGATACGAGAGACCAATCGGTCAATATGTCTATGTGGTTGTGTACGCTGGTTCCGCATGGCAGCACTATAGAATTCCAAACTCAGGCCCAACTACGGGTTCAGACTTCATTGGTAATAATGATACAGATTTTAATTCACTAAGTCCACCAAGTACTGGCTGGGAAGATGCGGCGGGAAACAACAGTGGCATAAACAATACTACAATTACATACCAAGATTGCTAATGTTTATATTAAACGATAGAGTAAAACAGACAATTTCTAGCACGGGTACAGGAACACTTACCCTTGGTGGAACTTCGTCTGGATTTGTATCATTTGACAGTGGAATAGGTGAGGGACACAGTACATACTACGCTATAGAAAATCTCCCCAAGTGGGAAGTTGGAATAGGAACATATAGTGGCGGAACGCTAACTAGAGATGTTATCCTAAACAGCAGTAGCGGTGGATCACCTATTGATATAGCCATTGCTTCAACTCCATCAGTAGTGTGGTGCAATTACCCAGCTACTAAATCCGTAGCACTAGATAGTTCAGGTCTTATACAGGCATTTGACCCTAGTTACTCTGGAATAAAATTCCCTGATGGAACAACACAATCAACAGCACATAGCAATGAATCTAGATCGCACAGAACTATATCATCAGACACTACTCTTGTAGACACAGATGATTTCGTATTTGTAGACGCTACGTCTGGAGACGTTGAGGTAACACTCCCCACAGCTTTATCTATGGATGGGAAGACAATAACGTTCAAACTTATAGTTGGACCGGGGCGTTTGATCATCGCTCCACAAGGAGGAGACAGTCTAGATTCTCAGTCTAGTTTTATAATAGGACATATTAACCAGTCTATATCTACATTCTCTAATATAGATGATTGGTATATAATATAGTGTATAATATTGTATAAAAGCTTTTTAATTAATAAATGGAGACATATATGTCATATCAACCTTTTGACCGTAATCCATCTGGGATCGTGTTCTTCGGAACAAATTCCACAGATCAGCTTTACGAGTCAGACCTAAATTTCACATTTGGTGGAGATATCCTCTCCGTTCCAAATATTACCATTGCTGACAATGGGGAAATCGGGAGTGCTACTACCCCAAACGCTCTCGTTATAGCATCTGATGGTTCAGTCACAGTTGCTGGAGACCTAACGGTTAATGGTACACAGACAATCCTCAACACTCAGACTGTTGAAATTGAAGACAATATCCTGCTTCTCAATAGGAATGCTACTGGTGCTCCGACATTAGACGCTGGTTTCGAAATAGAAAGAGGGACATCCCTTAATGTAGCCCTAACTTATGATGAGGGCAACGATGCGTGGCACTTTACTAATGATGGCACCACGTATTACGATATGTGGACCGGACTTACGGTTGGCGGCGATGTTAACGCTGACGAAGTAATCGCAGAAGGCTCAACACTCACAATTGCTGGTGGATCAGGTCTAACAACGACCGTGACTACTGGAGTAGTAACTGTAGACGTAGACGCAACAATTATCTCTGGTCAAACTTCAATTGCATCATCTGAAGCTACAGACGAGATACTCGTACTAGACGCGACCGATGGAAACCTAAAGAGAATTAGTAAGGGTAACTTCATAAGCGATCTTGGTGGCGGCACAGTAACAAGCGTTGCAATCTCTGGAACAGACGGCATAGATGTAGATTCTGGTTCACCAGTCACAGGTGCTGGAACCATTACTTTAGGTCTTAGCAACATAGCTAATGATAAGCTTGCTAACAGTAGCCTTACATTGGCAGCTGATTCTGGCACGTCAGAAGATGCAGCACTTGGCGAAACAGTCACTATAGCCGGTGGAGCAGCAGCCGACACAGTTGTGAGTGCCACCAATACTGTAACTGTAGATGTCAAATATGATAATTCTACCATCGGACTTAATGGCAGTAATGAACTTGAGGTCATCGGCGGATTAAACCCTACAGTAGGCACACCCGGCGACGGCAATACCATAACTGCTGATATTAATCTAGTTACAACTGGAAGTGGCAATATAACAGTAACTCTTCCAGCTCCAGTCTCTGGTAAAATCGTTCGAATTAAAAAGATCGATTCAGGTGCTGGTGGCGTCATTGTTTCTCGTAATAGTACGGACACAATCGACGGTGCTGTAACAAAGATTCTTTACCACAGATATGAAGCTATGACTGTAGCGTCTGATGGTACTGATTGGTTTATCGTTTAGTACTAAGGAATAATACAATGGCTTTTTTCTCTCATACTCTACAATCATCTGACTCTGTAATCTCTAGCGGAGACGTCATAGGTATGCTATCATATGCAGCATCCAATGAAGTCTCTGGTAGTGATGCTATACTAATTGCTGGTCAGCTTGCATCAATTGCAGAGGGTGATTTTACAGCCATTGCCAATCCAGCCTCGCTAGTGTTTTCTACGTCTACTAGTGCGGATGCGGTCGAGCAGATGAGGCTCACTAGCGAAGGCTATCTTGGTATTAATACTCAGTATCCTGCGTCTGAATTACACGTTGGTGGAAATACGACAATAGATGGTTCCGCAACTATATCAGCTGCCCCAACTGGAAGAAATCTAACCATAGGAGGCGATGCTGACTTCACAGCAGCAATTCAGATACTTGGAAGCGGCATGTCTGGAGGTGGAGAGGGATTACTCATAGCTGAAAGTAATGCTGGAGCAGCATACATCTATCAATACGAAAATGCACCAATCTATTTTGGAACAGGCGGAACGTATAGAGCTGGTCTATCTGCGGCAGGAACGTTAATGGTTGGCGGCTCTTCGTCCACTCTGGGTCAAGGGGGCGTAGAACTATATGCAGCTGCACTTCCTGAACTAAAATTAACCAATGCAACTACTGGCACTGGAGCACTCGACGGCTCTTCGATTAGATTGGAATCCGACGATCTTCATGTGATCAACAGAGAAGCTGCAAGCATCATCCTAGAAACAAGTAACACAGAAAGAGTTGTTGTAGACTTGGATGGTAACGTTGGCGTTGGAACAAGCACTCCATCATACAGGTTCCACTCAAAAGACGGCTCCGGTGAATTCTTCCATTCTGGGCTTGGGTCATATACTAAGGCCACAGGTGGAAATAACGTTTTTTCAGCAGTCACGAATGCCAGTGGTCTATGGGCTATGGGCACAGACGAAAATCATGAATTAAAATTCTGGAAAGACAATGTTGGCGTTGCAAACAATGATATAGTAACAATTACAGACACTGGACTAATAAAACAATTAAATACATATTACGCTGGTGTACCTACTACATTTGATGATATATTTAATAAATTCCAATTCTATAATGATGGTAATACTGCTGCTGGATTTGGCATGTCAAATGGGGCTATTAATCTTGGCTCTAAAGGTGCGAACATCAAGACTAATGTGTTCAGTGCTTCTGGAATAGCATTTGTGGCAGATATACATAGTAATACATATTTCCTAAACCCTAGCGATCTTGCGTATGCAGGATTTAAAAGGGAGGACGAATTACTAAGTTTTATGACACACACAGGTACTGCTGGCACAGCAAATAAGATCAAGCTTTATGATGCTCCAACTGTTGATTGCGGATTTGGCGTTAGTACTAGCCAGATGGACATTGTTGCAAATGGAGGCATTACCCAGAATTACTATGTCGATGGCGTAAAAGCTATGCAGATTAACAGTGGGGGCGTTGTAGTAAACCCCGACTCTGGTGAGGAGTCTCTTCGAGTAGCTGGCAACACAAACTATAACCTATTCTTCGTTGATGCAAGCACTGACAGGATTGGCATTGGCACATCCACACCAACCAATTTTCTTAATGTGAATGCAGTAGGAGAAGGTGCTGGAACGCACACGTTACTTACTGGTGATGATAATTCCTACATGTCCGTACAAAATAATGGTACTGGAGATTACTTAAAACTAGGTAACGTATATACTGCTCAGGCATATATGGGTTTATCTCATAGTGATATGTCTAATTCACAATACATGGTTATGTGTAATGGTGTCCATACATTTGTTTCTTCAAATTCTGGTGGCTCTACATACATTAGGGGTGGCGGCAATAATTCAGCATCACAAATGAGGGTTAGCAGCAATGTAGAATTCACTGGACCGGTAGTATTCAATGAAGCCGGTTCAAACTATGACTTCCGCGTAGAGGGCGATACTGATCAATACCTAATATTTGCAGACGCAAGCAAAGATTCCGTGTTAATAGGCACCTCTACAGACGGTGGAGTTGGATCAAAGCTTAACGTCTTTCAGGATTATGTTGCTAACACTACAATAGTACGCACTCAGAACCTATATGGACGATGCTTATCAACGGTAAATGGCACATACTATCAGACCGGCATTAACGCAAGAGCTGAAAAGCATCTAGCGTCCGGCGTCACAGACGGTGGATATTGCATAGGTGGTAACTTCGCACCCATAGTGTTTGGGGAACACACAACCATAGCTGAAGTAACAGCACTTAGATGTAGCCCCTCATTCAATGTCGCATCTACTGGATGTCACATCACTAACATGTACGCACTCAAAGTTGTTCCATATAATGGTGGAGTTGGCAATACAATAACAAACAATTATGGAGTATACATTCCAGCACTATCGACCGCCACTAATAGCTACGGAGTATATCAGGGTGGAGCAAGTGAAACAAATAGATTCGCTGGAGCGACTTCTTTTGGTTCAACATCCGCACCTCGTGGTGGATACGTAGCAACCGCATATGGCTTTATGTCAGTAGAGGCCGACGAAGCAAAACTATTAGTTATCGATGGAGCAGTAGCATCCAAGATGCAAGCCTCTACGAACAACAGTGCTGGCGTAATGGGAACAGAGTCAGCTCATCCGCTCCACCTATACGCAGGAAATTCTGCACAGGTCGTAGTATCGACGGATGGGAAATTTGGAATTGGCAACGGAACTACTGCCCCAGTTAATGTGCTCGATGTACACGGCAACTTAACTGACGCTATGTCATTTTACATGGAAGATGGAAGCCCACCAGCTTCTGGGCAGAGGCAACAGTTTAAAATTGGCACCGCAGATAAAGCAGTATCCCTTGAGCATTATCAGAGCCATACTAATGCAGGAGCGGTAGACTTCACTAATGTCATACGCATGGGCAATCAGTACGTATCAATTGAATCAGCATGGTCATGCTCTCTCGGATGTACGTATTACCCAGCTGTATACATAGACACAGAGACTAAGTACACAGCCTTTGGTGGTGCGGACGACCCCACAACATACGTAGACATTGATGGCGACAAAATGAGAATTAGAGACTCACTTACTCCAGCTAGCGGTTCAGCACCGGGCAATCAAGGAGACATGTGCTGGGACGCATCATACTTATACATTTGCACGGCAACAGATACGTGGAAAAGAACAACCCTTAGTACCTTCTAAATAAGAAAGATTTTTAAGATGCCAGAATTACCAATTTTCCCAGCCAATGATCCAACAACTATCCCAGCAAAGGTCTATGACCGAATCTGGATTAAAGAAATTGTCATCAAGGCAGACAACCCGAACGGCGAAGTTCAGGGTGAAGTCAAATTAACCAAATACGGCATGTTTGACGGAGTAGCAGAAATGTGGGATTCATCCAACGATATCTGGCTCACTATAGATAATATGCTAGAGGCTTCAGACTCAGATGCTGACATGAATATGGCACTACAGGCTTTGCTTGGCTATGTATACAAGCTTGGAGTCATGAATGGCGTCATTGTGAACCCAAATCCGACCACAACCACCGCAGCACCCACCACTCCAGCCCCAACGACCACAGAAGCACCGTAATAGTGTATAAATATATGAGGTAGTACATAAATGCTTTTTTCAGCCCAATCGTTCAGTAGTTGCCCCATTTCGGCACTTTGCACGGAAATACAGTTATCTTACAATGGTGAGTTCTTAGGATTTACCATCAATATAGCTAGAAATAGAAGCGATATACTGTCTGTACAGCGGGATGTCTCGTTTGACTTAATTGTGACGTAATGGAGTAAATTATGCCCACAAATGACGTAATAGAATTTAACTTATCTATCAATCAACAGATAGATATTATATTAAAACAATAACAGGAATGAAACTATGGCATGTGAAATTCATATCGGTGATGTAGGAACGCGATTTCTGTTCACTATTCAAGACTGCGATACCGCCAGTCCAGTGGATGTGTCGTCCGCCACCTCCATAGAGATCATCTTCAAGAAAGCCGATGGGTCAGCATTGACCGTTTCTGGAGCATTTTTTACAGATGGAACAGATGGCAAAGTGTATTATGATACAGCTAATGAAGATGTAGATAAAGTAGGATACTGGAAGGTTCAGGGCAAAGTGAGTTTCCCAGAAGGTAAATTCTACAGCGATATTCATAAATTCCAAGTATTCGATAACCTATAGGAGTAACGTATGTCTTGGCAAGAAACAACAACTGTGATGGTTAGAATGCTAATCGACGATCTTGAGCCTACGAGCTATACGTATAGCAACGAGAGGATTGAGACTACCGTATTGGTGTCTTCTCAGTTCGTGAACAGTTCCGCTGATTTTCCTCAGTCTTATAGTGCTGACCTAGGTCAGTTTACGCTTACACCTGATCCAACACTGTCTACACCACAAGATGATGACTATATTAACTTGGTATGCCTAAAGGCAGCTTGTCTTATATTAAGCAATGAAGCAAAAGCTTCTGCTCATAAATCTGTAATGGTAAAAGATGGACCTTCTACTATTGACTTAAGAAACACATCTGGCACACTCATGGGATTAGCTAAAGACTCCTGTGACAAATTCAATCAAATGCTTATGGACTATAAAGCTGGAAAAAGTATTGCAGGTCAGAGCATACTTGGACCAAGCAGCCCCGCTAGCTGGAATTATACCCATGGACACAATAAATCGGAAACCCGCACCAACACCTTTTAATTAGGAGAGCTTTACAATGGCAGTCAGACCACAAGATGAAATTTTGCAAAATATCAATGATGATTTAGCCGACAATAATGCAGGCAATATATCAGCAGCTGATGTTCGCACAAATTTGGAAGACGCAGTAGAATCAATGATTCCAATAGTAGCCAGTGGCAACTTTAACGCACAGCCATTCGTGGGCAATAACGTACGAATTGGAATGAATGCAGATGACGAATATGGAGAACTCATTTTAGAGTCTGGAATACGGTTTGATAATGGAACCGGTACAGAAGCTCTTATTCAGATTACTCCATACTTGGGAGAAGAGGGTATCGTTCATAATAATTTAGATGGATTAACAACTGGTGATCCACATACTCAATATATGAATGTAAACGGCATCCGCAAAGCGGAGCGTAATATTGGTATGGGTGATAACTGGATTAATTCTGAGGGTTCTTCCGATGGATTGCCATCGAGCTACGACGATCATGGATTTCAGTTTGAAACGGTTACAGGTGGAGAAATTATTCATCTGGGTAATAAGTCTGCAATTAAGGCCGACATTGATGGATCAGAAATGACCAGTGCTGTACAGGTGGCACAAGCTTATATTCGATTCGTAGGCTCTGGAGATATGGCTGTTATTGACTCACACAATGTATCTCAATTAGAAAGATATGATGACCCCGGCAAGTTTAAAGTTTATTTTAAAGAAGGTCTTTTTGATAACGGCAATTATGTTTGCATAGCCAATAGTAATGCGACAACAGATGACGCTAATCCTGAAGATTTTGATTTAAATATAGCAGCAGTTGTAGAACGAACAGCTGATTATGTTTCTTTCGTTGTTAGAAATGACAATAATCAATACGTGAACGCTGCCGTCAATGACCTTGTTGTATACGGCAGGGCTTCTGGAGTTCTAAATAACGAATCAGTGACTATTCTTACACAATAATGAGGTAAAACATGAATCCTTACCTCGTAAAGCTCTACGATAGAGTCAAAGAGACGTCTTATTCAATAGGTACTGGGCCAGTCGAACTTAACGGTGCATCAGCAGGCTTCAGTGCTTTTGGGGATAGGTATGTAAATGAAGAAGCAGTCTTTTACGCTATTACTGATGGAACTGATTTTGAAGTAGGCTCTGGAATCTTTACGACAAGTCCAGATAAAATAACGAGATTTCCATTTCGTAGTAGTAATAACGATAGTGTCATTGATTTTGGCACTGGGTTAAAAGAAGTCTATGTAACATACCCAGCTGATTACACTGTCACCACTTCTTCTGGTCTTGGTGATTTTAGCACAGCACAGGCTAACGGCGTTGCATTTTGGTCTTCTTCCAACTCTTTAGACTATGACGACAGAATTATATGGGATGACTCTACTGGCAATCTAGGCATACGGAATAGCTCTCCACAGTATGCTGTAGACGTTGGTGGTGATACTCTGTATTCTAACGTCCGTGCTTCTGGTTATATAATTGGAGAATCTGGTCTTTATTTTCCGCCTCAAAATGACGGCAATGCAGATTACGCTGGTGGTCAGCAGCTGACTCATTACGAGATGAATCAATTAGATCAAGATGCATTTGACAATAATTTGATTGATGAACTCACTGGTACGTCAGAAGTACTAGAGCTTAGCGGAGTTGTAAATCAGCATATTTTGTTTAAGAGACAAGTTTCCGGTAGCGTCTTTTCTGGTCCTCCAAGCGGTTGCGATCCGTGTGTAGATCAGTATCCAAGCTTCAGGCATTTGGTAGCAGATGATATGCCAGATTTATCCGCAAGTTATACCACTCACGAAGACTTGAGTGTTGCTTCTGGCAATATTGTGTCAGAATTAGTTGAAGTGTCTGGAAACCTTGATAACTCTAGAACGTTTAACGTTGCGGAGTCTTCTCAAGCATATATATTTAATGGTGCTGGAACTAACGTAAGCGTTAATCCAAATGTTAGACTGCAAAAAGGATTTAATTATAAATTTGCAGTACGTGCTTCTGGTTTCCCATTTTATATTAGCACTGTGTCTACATCTGGAACTGGCAATCTATACAATGATGGAATAACAAATAATGGTGCTGATTATGGCGATATCGCTTTTACGCCACAGATGGATGCACCTGACATTCTGTATTATTCTACGACTGGAGCAAACGGTGTAACGGCGAATGGAACCATTTTCACCGGAGATGGCGTTGTCAGCGATCCCACAAATATAGGAGGAGCAAGTGGAGTAAATAATATTGTTGTAATGTCTCCCGGTGCTTACGCAAGCATCTCAGAGTATGAACCCAATACCATTTATTTCCTCACAGAGCAATGATTAATTTTGGACTTAAAAATGTGACAGGTGGTTTTTGTGGCACCAAAATGCTTACTGGCTACGCACAGCATGGTCCAAGTGGAGAACTATTGAGCAGCGGAAATTTTACGCTTTACGGAGACATTGATCCGCCAGAAGAGACCACAGGAACGCCAACTATACCACCAACCAATATAGGCACGGTCACTGTTACTGGAAATACTTCGCCAACAGAAGGTGACGTACTAACCTATTCAGTGTCCAAAGATGGAGATGCTGGCAATCTCAGTTACGCATGGTCTGTCGTTGGAGGTACTGGCTCTTCTTCTTCAGCCACTTGTCAGGTTACTTGGGGCAATGATGGTCCGGGTCAAGTATCTTGTACTATAACTAGCACAGATGAGAGCGTACAGGACAGTCCAGCATCTGGTATCTTGAACGTTACTGTCCAGCAAGCGATCACAAATATTGGCACCTTGAATCTTAATGGTAATTTTAATGTCTCAGAAGGCGACGTCGAAACATACTCAATAACTAATGCGGGCGACGCTGGCAACTTAAGCTACCTTTGGTCGGTCACTGGCGGTACAGGTTCTTCTACAACTGCATCGTGCAATGTAACTTGGGGAACAGAAGGTACAGGACAGATTAGCTGCACCGTGACCAGTGGTGATGATGCACCATCCGACAGTCCCAAAACAGGTTCTGCAAATGTGACTATCGTCGCACTGTCGTCGCCACTACCAAATGCACCCACCAACATATCGATTACAACTAGTGACTACATAGCACCTGTGCCAACTAGCATTGGTGTAGTTACTGTTTCTGGGGACGACGACGTAACAACGGGTGACGTAGAGACCTACTCAGTGTCCAATAATGGGGATGCTGGCAATCTTAGCTATGCATGGTCTATAGTAGGTGGTACTGGCTCCTCCTCGACGGCTACATGCCAAGTTACATGGGGAGCAGACGGCGGCGGACAGGTATCTTGCACGATTACTAGCACTGACGAACTACCTACTGATAGTCCCGCTTCAGACGCTCTGGCTGTTGTCATAAATCCTGTACCGACCAATATTGGTATTTTAACCGTCTCGGGTGAGACTAATCCTAATTCTGGAGATGTTGATACGTACTCAGTGTCTAACGATGGTGACGCAAGCAGCCTTAGTTACGCTTGGTCCATAGTTGGAGGAACTGGCTCCTCTACTACGGATACGTGCGAAGTAACTTGGGGTCCAGACGGAATCGGAGAAGTATCTTGCACCATTACTAGTGCTGATCCGGCAGCAACCGATAGTCCTGCTTCGGACGCCCTAGCCGTTACTATAAACCCCATTACGACAACACCGTCTCCGGGCGGAGGTATAACTCCAGTAAACGATAATCAAGCACGATTCTATGTCCCGGCGTCCGCAACTTCGTTCGTGGTAGCTGCCACTACAACGGCAGGATTTTACGCCATTACAGATGGAACAAATGTTTCAACGACGGTCAACGAGGGTACTTACGGTACTAACTATTCAGGTCTTTACTACCAAGGTTTTGCTGCACAGTTAAGTGGTGGAAATTTGATTTCTGGAGATAGAGTAATAAGACTGTACCCATGCGATGCTAATGGAGTAAGAGACGAAACAGCACAAATAAAAGTAATTTCATTGACCACTCAGACCAATGCTGTCGGTCCAACCGCAGTAGACGTATCGTACTTGACAGGACTAAAGACTCTAGCCATGATGTCAAATGCGACAGATTATGACAGAATAATAGGTGGTGGCCCTGCCGGGTCACAATCGCCTCCATCCATAACAGAACTTCGTGCAGTGAATGTGCCACTTGGCGGTTCAGATCAATTTGTCTACAGTAAAACCGTTACCACTACTACTAGTGGTGGAGTGTATAGTTATGGATACAGTGGATACGCATGGGGAGAAGGTGCTGATGTAGGTGGACACCTTCTAGATGCTGCCGCACTTGACTTATTTTACTCGGACTTAGCTAATGGTTCTGGAGGCATCATAGTCGGAGGCAATCCCGGCATAACCGGAGATGATCCTACCATAGCTTCAACCAAAGGATATACGGTGTACAGATCATGATGAAATATTTTATAGCCGGAGATAAGTTATTAGCTTTTAACGCAAAGTGTTGTACAAGTAGTTTTTGTAGAGCAATCATTAAAACATATCACCCAGAAATAGAAGAATTTTTACAGACAAAAGTTATATTTCCAGAAGGAGTTAGCGTAGAGACTAGACAGCTACATCAGCATGTTCCATCTCGTTTTAATTCGGATAGACCAACTGCACTATTGGTACGAGAACCAGTGTCAAGATTCAGGTCTGCTATTGGCTTTCTGGGCTTGAGCGAACAAGTTGATGATGTTATTAGAATCATGCTAGAAGAGACTGGTGAATCCGTTCAAAATCGTCACGGAAGAATGTTAGGCGGACAACGGGGGTTTGCCAGCAATGTACACTTATTACGACAATCAAGATTCCTTAAAGAAGATGACGTTGATATTACGTACTTTAGTATGCCAGATCAAATAGATGAATGTGCAGAGTGGCTAGGTCTTCCAACTCCACTTGTGCATGTTAATGAGGCATCCGGTCCTAAGCCAGACTTAACAAATGATCAAATAGATAAGATAAAGAAATATTACAAGTCAGACATAGAACTGTGGGAGTCTGTTAATGCCTAAAACTATCAATATAACTTGGACTCAGCCCACGATAGGTTCGCCCAATGACTACGCCCTAGAGTATGGCGTAAGCGGTCAGGCTTTAACCAGTGTCACTACGGGTAGTGCATCGACATCTTACCAGATTGACGACTTGATAGACAATGAAATATATCAATTGCGTATAGCTGGCATTAACTCTGAAGGTACAGGTGCTTACACCCCAGTTGTGTATCACTACGCTTCTCAGTACCCATCTGCACCCCTTGCTCTAGCTAGTGGTGAACCTGCTAATTCCGGCGATCTGTTATTGACGTGGAATGCACCTGAATTTTCTGAGACTGTTATCACTAATTATGCTATATCGTCTACTCCAGATGGTGGTATCACAAGTCTTAAAAATACTACAAACACATCATATGATCTTACTAATTTAGATTGTACTAAAAATGTCAACGTTACTGTCACAGCCACGAATACTAATGGAGACGGTCCACAGATCGTCGCTGACTTTGTTCCTTATTGTGGGGCACCATCTCCAACAACTCAGCCACCATCTAGCAACCCAGCATCCCTATTGTACGACAATACAAATGGTCCGCTTTCGGTCGCCAATAATGCAGCAATTCAGGCAAATGGTAGTATGACTCTAGAAGGCTGGGTGTATATATCGCCCAGTTCACCAGCAGCTAATATATACCTATTTGAAAAGTATAAAAGCAGTTCTAGCCGAGGGGGATACAGATTCTCGTGCTACAACGACACTAATACTAGTACTTATAACATGAGAATATATGTTGGAGATGACTTTAACACTAGTGCTTTCGTTTCAGTTCCAGTGGCGTTAAGACCTTCGCCCGGAGTATGGACTCACTACGCAGCGGTCATTGATGACACTGCAACACAAGAATTAAGGCTTTATCAAAATGGTATATTGGTAGGTCAAGATACTCTAGATGACTTAGACGACAATACCCAAGATTTATTCATAGGTGGTCAAACAGCCAGTAGTGCTACCGGCATACAGTCACAGGCATTATTAAGAATAACTAAAGCAGTGAGATACTCAGCTAACTTCACGCCTTCCTTCGATATAAATGATTACTTAGATGGTAACGATCCATTGTTTAGCGATGTCTCGTTATTAATTACTGGCAATGGCAAGACTGATGGAGACACTGTAATAGTAGATGAATCTAACAACGGACTCACAATTACTAATTTGGGAAACACTGAATACGATACTAATATCTTCCCCGGAGCATCATCCAATATTATTGTAGAATCTGATGGCACAGGAAGGTACGATCTCACAGCAGATATTAGCATGGATAATCTACCAGCAGGAGCCGTTGGACATAAGATAATGCTTGATGGAGACATGGATGGCAATATATTTAGAGGAGCAGAGTTGTACATACAGAACCCTCAAGACAATGACCCTAACTCTAACTACCGCACTGATGATGGATCGCCCAACACAAACGGAGGGGCACCAGATAACTTCACAGTATTTTACCGTAACGGTATTATTCCACCAACATCTGGATATGGAGGCAGAGATTCCTACTTCATACGAACAGTCGCTGGATATGGTTTTATAGGAACATTAACTATACAACCAATTGACGCTTCCAACAACCCCGTAGGATTAATATCTAACACAGTAAACATACAACTAAGCGAGGATGGATAAACATGATACCAGATGAAGTATTTGACATATATAATGAAGTCGCAGATTATATGATAGATGATGTTTTTGGCGTTATCTGTCAACTCATATCTATAGAAAAAATTGAAAAGATTATTACAAACCCAGATACAAATCATGTGCCAAGTAATAATTCTATTAACGCACACCGCAAAAGAAAGCAGGGCTGGGACAGGGGAGAGATAACAGTAATTGAAACAGAAGTACTTCACGAAGTTAAAATGAGATGTTATTACGATAGAAAAGATTGGGTTAAATTTAAAGATTCAAACATTGTGGTGCCCGATGGTGATTTACAAACTATATGTCATATTGCTGACTTGCCAGCGATCAAGAGATCAAAGGGTATGATATCCCACAAGGGCGTTAAGAACTATCAAGAACAAAGATATGTAAGAGTTGGCGATCCAATACCTTGGGGGTTCAAGAATAATAGATACATAGTATGTTACTGGAAACTTTCATAATGCAATTCACACTAAAAATAGATAATAACACCTCAAACGTAAACGCGATGATTAATGCACTCACAAAAGAGGTGAACACATACATGGCTGGCATAGACCAAAAGATAACAGCCTCAATTAGACCCATTGTTGCTGAAGCAATAATGAATTGTTTTGAGGTGCGATCATTGCTTGGTGGTCCGCTGCAAGGACATCTTGGTCTCAGGCCGGGAGAGAATGACTATGCAGTATTTGCCATCACGCAAGCCGTGTCTAATGCTGTATACGCAACATGGACGCCAATGAAGAGAAAGACAGCGGGGAGATTAGAAATATTAGTTCAACCTGATAATTTTGCCAACTTACTGTCCTTACGTGCTGGCGTTAATGTAGTACAACACAGAGAAGATGGCATGTATGAAATGAATTGGCTAGATTGGTTATTGACGCTCGGCGATACTCCAATAGTCAGAGGTTTTGAATATCAACGTGACCCTAGCGGAAGGTCTGGAATTGGTGTAATGGCGAAGAAAAACGGTGCCTCATGGAGAGTCCCCCCAGAGTTTGCTGGAACCTTAAATGATAACTTTGTAACAAGAGCTTTAGATGATCCAGCCATTGAACGTGAAATAACTACTATTTTAAAAAACACACTCACATAATAATATAAGGTGAACTATGTCTGACCACACAAGCCTAAAAGGCGTAACAAATATTGATGATACTCAGCTCAATAATGAATTGCAAGATAATGTAGTTGAATTTTTTGACTGGGCATTATTAAATATTGGTAATTATTATAACGTTACACTTGGTGATACAGACTATAATGGAAATGATTATAGTAAATTACGTATTATCTCCGACAATCCTAATTATGTCAGCGGTCAAGCTTGGGAAGGATTCAGGGGTAACTGGGTGTGGCAGAGCGGTATTAGTTATGATCCAGCACCAATAGTAGGAAGTGACTCAGATAAGCCGGGTATATTCGGAGTCTTTGTGAATGGTGACTTTCACCCATCTGACGCCACCGGACAGTATGCCCATAAAGTTGACCACTTCAACGGCAGGGTAATCTTTGAAAGCCCTATTCCAGAAGATAGCTTAGTTCAAGCAGAATATTCATACAAAAGAATTAACGTAGTATACGCAGATGCCGTACCGTGGGTGCGAGAAGTACAATACAACACGGGCAATATCCCAGCCTCATTTAAGGAAGATGGAAAAGGGGATTATGAGATACCATCAGAGATGAGAATGCAACTACCCGCAATAGCGGTAGAAATAGTCCCAAGAAGGACATACCGTGGATATCAGCTTGGCGGAGGCCAATTTGTCTATAATGACGTATTATTCCACTGTATAGCAGAGAGCAGCATAGATGTCAACCAAATGGTAGATATCGTGGCAAATCAGAACGATAAGACAATATTTATGTTCAATAGCAACACAATGGCAGCTTCTGGCGATTTCCCCTTGGATTGGGAAGGCATTCCTGTTTCCGGGGCAAAGCGATATCCAGAGATAATAGAGACTTATGCGGACAAAAGGCTCAGATTCACTAATTCTCGTGTTTCTGAGGTTAAAATGATAAATACAAACTTTAATGCAGGTATTGTACGTATTACGACTGAAGTAATCAACGATCATATTTGATTTACGTGTATAATACTATAGCGTTTCCACACCATTTTCTAGGAGAGCTTAATAATGGCAAATAATCGAATTTTTTACGCATGTCATGCGGTAGCAATCGCACCATGTTTCACCGATCACACTGACGAAACTACCAGTTTCGTTCACGGCGTCCAGTCCGTAGGGATTACGACGAACTTCAATCTTGAGCAGGCTTTTGAGCTTGGTCAGATTCAAATCTATGAGAATATTGAGGGTACGCCCGATGTCGAAGTAACACTTGAAAAAGTTCTTGATGGATACCCACTTATCTATCATCTGGCTTCTCCTGAAGCTACGGTTAATTCTCTAGTAGGTCGATCAACAGAACGTTGCTGTGTTTCTCTTGGTGTATTTCCAGAAGAGAAAGACTCCATCAACGAAGCTGCTCCAGTAGAAGTATATATGTCTGGCATGTATCTTTCTAGTATCTCTTATCAGTTCCCAACTGATGGTAACTGCACAGAGTCAGTCACGCTTGTTGGTAATAATAAAGAATGGCTATCTGGAGCACAAAAACTTATGACCTCAGAGACCGCTGATGAAGTTCCCACCGATGGGACTGGTGCTGGTATAGATGTTCCATTGGCATCAGGAGATGGCGGAATTCAGCGACGTGAAGACGTTATGATTGAAAGCTCTATTCTTCCTAAGTCTATCTATGGTGTATCTCAGAGCAATGCTGTTGGAAATGCTTATGATTCGGCTAGTAGCTCACCAAAGGTTCACGTACAGAGCTTGAGTATCAGTACTGACCTTGGAAGAGAAGATATTAACGAACTGGGCCGACGATCACCTTATTACAGATCGCCAAACTTTCCAACGGAAGTCAGTTCAGAGTTTGAAGTCATTGCCATTTCTGGAGATTTTGTCTCTGCTTACGAAGATGGAAACCCAGACTATGATGGCACATCTAACGCTGGCAATAACACAGCAGAAGAGACAATACGTATTGCACTTAGGGATGGTTCGGTTTTTAACCTTGGAAGTAAGAATAGGCTCTCCTCGGTAAGCTACGGAGGCGGTGACGCAGGTGGTGGAAACGCTACGATCACCTATAGTTACACTACCTTCAATGACTTGTCAGTCACTCATCCAGAAGACCCAGCGGGACTCTAGGATTGACTTTCAAGCTATAGCTTTACTAGGACAGTAAAAAGGAAACAACATGAAACATAAGAGACTCCCATAGTGAGGTTTTACTAAAATGAAACACCACGAACGGGAGTTTTTTATTTATAGGATCAGAATTGGCACAATCAAAGTCGATGACATATTAATTATGCCTCCGACTATTGAGGATAAAGTTATAGCTTCTGAGAAATACATAGAAGTATATAATGAATGCTTGGCAGATGGCGTTATGACAGAGGACGACATAGAGAACTGGATGGTAGAATCTAAAATATGGACATCCCAAGAACAAAAACAATTAGACACAGCACTTGAGGATATAAATAAATTAAAGAAAGAGATGTTTAATAATCACGCTAACACCCAAATGGTAGAGCAAATTAGAAAATACCTCAGAAAAGCAGAAACATTCAGAAATAAACAATACCAACAAAAAAGCCTATACGAACAGAATACAGCAGAAGGATTGGCCAAGTCAGAGGAGATGATGTCGATACTTAAGAATACAACGTTTTATAAAGGAGAGAAGCTGGATGACTCTTTAGGATTCGTAATGCAATCGGCGTCACAGATTTGGTCTGATCATCTTCTAACAGAAAAGCAGATTAGAGAATTGGCTAGAAATGCACCTTGGGTAAATTTATGGACTATCAAAGATAGTGTAAAGAACTCATTGTTTTATCACTCGGATAGGGAATTAACAAACAATCAACACGCACTAGTGGTATGGTCACAAACATATGATAATATACAAGAATCGACTGATTGCCCAGTAGACTATGTCATAGCAGATGACGACATGCTCGATGGATGGTTCTTGATTCAATCTGAGAAATCAACCCAGATGAAGACAGAAAAAGATTTTGAAGAAAATACAAAAAGCGATAAAATAAAAAATTCAGGCGAAGTTTATGTTATGTCTCAAAACAAAGAGCATTCAAAGAGAATTGATGGCATGAACTCAGCACACGGCAAAGCCATAAAAGGCCAAAGATTTGGAATGGTCAACAAAAAAGGGTCAGTACAACAGGGCGAATTTGCTGACGAAAGATTAAAGATGCAAACTATGTCCAACAACCAGTTTAAGGATACCGTCACTCGGAGATAACTATGGATAATAATTCAGAATATAAACGTGTCAGAGATAAAAATTATAAGCTAGAGTCTAAAGACCGCCTATCTAAGATTATGAGAAAGAAAATTCAGACCACCATGATTGGTGCTTTGAGTAGCATAGAAGAAAATCTTGGCTTTTTGTGGGACGGAGACGAAGAGCAGCACAAGCTTTACAAAGAACTTTATGACAAGATCAGATCAGAGATTTTAGACAAAGGAAATAATCAGGCAAGAAATATTGACGCTGAGTTATCACACTACGACGTAGAGTGGCTTAAGTATTCAATCACAATGCCAGTAATAACAAAGAACAAGGAGCAGAACTAATGGACAACAGCAAGGAAAAACGTGTAGAAATAGAGTCAGACGGCAAGCAGATAACGTTAGTTGTTAAAATGCCTACTACGGGTATAGCGTCTAGATCAGATAGAGTTCGTGCTAAAGCATGGACCGAATGCGTCCAAGATGGAATAATGACTAAAAAAGAACTTGCTAAATTTATGCGTAGACAAGGAATCTGGGACGACAAGAAAGAGCTAGAACAACTCGAAATAAGCCAAAAACTACTAAAACTAGAGCAATCACTATTCATCAAAAAGGGTAGAAGTTCGAAGGTAAAAGCAGATGAAGGCAAGAAAATAGCCATTGAGATGCGTATTTTACGCTTAAGAATGCGTGAATTAGTCGCAGAAAAAATAGCCCTCGAAAACAATACAGCCGAATCATTGGCTGATAACTCAAAATTCGACTTTTTGGTCTCTGCCTGTACTTACTATGAAAATGATCAAAGGGTGTATAATTCTCTAGAGGAATACACCAATTGTACTAATACTGAGATTGCTTTCGCGGCAGCCACAGCTTTAGCCAATATGCTGTACAACCTCGATCAAGGATTTGAATCAAGACTGCCAGAAAATAAATTTCTCAAGATGTTCGGCTTCTGTGATGACAAGTTATCACTAGTTGATACTGAGGGACAACGGGTAGACCCACAAGGCAGGAAGATCAATGACTTTGGCCAGTTACTTAATGAAGACGACAAAGTAGTAGATACAGATGGAAATCTTCTAGACGACGATGGTAATTATATTCCTACCGTAACCTATGTTGATGGCAAAGGCAAGAAAATTACCCCTAACGGATAGTATTACGATAGTAGTTAGTTAGATCATAATACAATATAATTTAATATACATTTTCATATCCCCTGAGGGGGGTGTGGATTTGTATGATATAACATAGTTAGGGAAATTTAATGTCAAGCAGATTTGTACTATCAGCACAGTTGGCTATTCAGCCACCGGCACCGACCGATATTAACAAAGTCATCAATAATATCAACAATCAGCTTAAAGGCATTAAGCCTGTATCTCTGTTTAATTCTAACTCAGTGCAGGGTGCAGCTAAAGTCAACAAAAGCTTACAGTCTGTAGGGTCAAACGCCAAAAAAGCTGCGAGTGGCATATCCATTCTTGGCACCTCATTCTCCCGACTAGGGAAAGAAGCATTAATATTTAGTGCTGCATGGTCTGCTATTAACTTCGCAAAGAACGGAATGTCTTCTGCAATTCGTGATGCTGTAGGATTTGAAAAGCAGATGAATCGTATCAAACAGGTAACTGGCGATACAGACAAAGAGCTTGGCATGTTATCTAAAACTATTCAGAAACTCAGTGAGTTTAGTGGTACTAGTTCGTTAGAGTTGGCCAAACTATCAGTTACTCTTGGTCAAGCTGGAATACGTGGTGCTGGTCTCGCTGCTGCACTAGAAGCAATTAATCAAACATCATTGGCTTCAACGTTTGGTTCAGTTGGAGACACAGCAGAAGGTTTGATTGCTATCTTAAATCAGTTTAATAAATCAGCACTTGAGTCAGGAGAAGTACTTGGATCAATCAATCAGTTGTCTAAGCAGTACGCCGCAGAATCTACTGACTTTATTGAAGCTGTTCGTCGTGGTGGTTCCGCATTCACAGCTGCTGGAGGTAGTTTAAACGAATTCTTAGGAGCGGTAACAGCCGTTAGGGCAAATACTCGTTTGGCAGCGGAGTCTATTGGTGTTGCATTCAAGACTCTCTCAGCTAGAATTCAAGATGACAAAACGGTAGACTTCTTCAAAACCCTTG